TCTTCTGGGTTTGCTTTATCTAAAGGTAATATAGGCAACTGTGCAATTAAATTAGTACAGTTATCCATGATCACTAACCTTGGTTCTTGGGTGAAATCATCTAACTGTAACCGTCTGTGTATCTCATTCTTACCTGATACACGAGAACCTGCACTACGATCTGCTGGCCTCCACCTACAACCCTCAGCAATCATCTGCTCAGCAAGTGAAGGCCCAGTATCACCACGCCTATGCCAGCAAGAAGAATCAAGAACGCCGTAACGGATCTGTCCATCATGTTTCTCAGCGTCTAATATCCTATGTGCCAAGTCTTTTGCTAGCACTTTACTGACATACAGCTCTCTATAAACGATTAATTGCTCTGAAGGGGATACAGCAAACCACAAAACTGCTGAATATGATCCGTACCCGTAGTCACATGCCCTGAACTTAACCCAGTTATTGGGTATATGCTCGTGTTTAATGACATGTATGGGCCTACTAAACTCTGGAAATGCTGCACCTTCAGCGACATCCCAGTTACCCTCAAGCAATTGCTTACGTTGGTGTTCAGGAAGTGACAACAACATGGTTTCGTAGTCACCACCTTCAGCAAGATAGGGGTTATCTGACAACATTGCAGGGATAAATCTGCGTTTAAACAGGGGTTGACCCTCTTTACTGTGACCTTTTGGGTACGTAAGGGGTGTGCCTGTGTCTATATCTGTTGCCCAGAATGCCCTACCAGCAGTACTAGGGTCTATAAACATCTTTTTAACCCATGCATGACCAGGACCACCAGGGTTTGTAGTGGCTCTCATGTAAGTAGGTAGATCTGGTGCGGTACTCCGCAAGCGAGAACGCATATAATTCCATGCAAATGGAGTTTGCCATTGCGTCAATTCATCAAAACCTACCCAACTAAACGAGAGTCCTTGATACCTGAGTACATCCTCATCACGATCCAAGTAAGAGAACCACAAACGTGCTCCACTTGGTGCCTGCCACTGCATCTTCCTTTCAGACCATTTGATCCCAGGATAGATTCTTGGGTACAACTCCTGACTTTTCCAAATCAGTTCCCGTAATTCTTCTGTCGTGTGTCGTAATAACAAGCCACTAAACTGTGAATGTCCCATGTACCGCATGGGATCTGCCAACATAGCGAAGCTTTTACCACCTCCTGCTGCCCCACCATACAATACTTCACGTTCATTGGCAGCTAAAAATATAGACTGTGGACCAGGATTAGGTTTAAATATTACGTTCTGGTGTTGTTCTATCTGTTGTATCTGAGCTTGCTGGTGTTGCTGCTGTTCTATTTCGATGTTCTGGATCGAGATGTCTGGCACTTTCAACGATTTCTTTTGCTTGGTTGTAGACTTTTGTGCCTTTTTTGGACTCGTACTTTTCCGCAAGCTCAAGGGCTTCTTTGTACCTTCTGGCCCAGGACCTAAGTATGCTAACTTTGGCTTTTCTTGATCGCTCATGCTTTATTCTGTAAAGTAAGCCTACGTGACTTATATACCTTCCTGTGACCTTAGTTAGCCATGCAGCTACATTCCTAGACGGATACTGCTTTAAATACTTCTTTGCTTTCTCTAGTGCCTCTAATTCATGGGGTATGGGGATTAAAAGCATCTTATTTTCTTCTGAAAACTTATATCCAAATGGAGGTTTAATAAGTTTTACAGCAGTAGGTATGGGTACATACTCACCTGTTTGTGATGCATCTTTGGGTTGAGGCAATAACCACTTACCTGCTGCCTTTCTTAATGGCAATAGCCCTTGAGTCATTACTACTCATCCCCTTCTACTCTATCTTTTGGTGGAAGGATCATTAAACCATTATTGGTTTCAATCTGTACTTTCTCTGTTTTAGCTAAACCTACACGATCTAGCAAGTCTTTGGCTGCATTAAGTTTATCACGAATGCCTAATTCAGTAGGGTCTACCATGCCATCGACAAGTGAAATAGCTGCACGTGGGGCATTACGTGCCATGTACATCTGTGTAGCTTCTAGAATCTCTTCTCTTAATCCACGAATAATATCAGTAGTGGGATTAGTAGGAGAATAACCAGCAATGATTTTAGCACGATTGGGATCTCCTCTAGCTTCATCAAATAGTGCAGCAAGAAACTTCTGCTGTAATTCGGTTAGTTGCCTTGCCATAATATTAGTCTCTGTATGGTTTTACTTTCTTTGCAATAGCTTTCGGTTGAGCTACAAACTGTTTACCTTTTTTAGTACCTTCTCGTTTTGCTTTACTGGTAGCTGCGTACTCTGAAGATGATAAAGCATTAATTGCCTTACGTGGTAAATATCTTTCTCCTGTAGCTTCTTTGCCCAGTGTTGATGGTTTACCTGACTTTGTTCCCCAGTCTTCCTTGGTCCATTTACTGAGACTCTTTTGTGATTCAGTTTTAGCTCCAGTATAGCCTCCACCTTTTTCTTTGTATATTTTACCTGCTAACTGCATAGCTCTAGCAGAGTGTTTACCACCCATCTTAGCTTTAGCTTCTGCCTTAGCTTTTTCCCAAAGCTTTTCGTTAGTACGTGCCATTAAAATTGTACCGGATAGAATGCTTCATCAACTGTGATAAACACAGATACACTGCTACCTGCACTTGCTAATCCCTTTAGTTTATCATTCTGAGCTAAATAGAAAGCATTCTCAACTTGAATGAAGCTATTGGGATCTATAATAACTAACTCAGCAATATTGTACGTTGTAGCTGTAGACGCTACATACCAATCTAAAGAAAACGTAAGTGTTGAAGCTGTGGTATTGCTAATGAAAATACTTGTAATGGTTGCTTTATAATTGGCAGGTACTGTGTACAGATCCGATGTGGATGTTCCAAGCACAACAGGAATGGTTCTTAACTTGGGTACAATAATTGATGTTGTACTCATATTATGTTAAATCATAAAAAGATAAACTGCCGAATGCATCACCTGTCGTAGCACCTGAAACTGTTCGTATTGCAACTGTAAATACATCACTTACACCAGCAAGTGACACGCCTATTTGTAAATCAAAGTTGTAACCATCTGCAGATGCTAAGGTAGCAGTGCCCTGATTTGTTGATGTCACATAATCCTGTTTAATAATTGTACCACCGGAAACTGCTGTAGCAGTCACATCATAATCCACATGTAAGAAATCTGTCGTGTTATAAGAAGCACTTGTCAGTGTTGGATTCTTCAATAATACAACTTCGTAATTCTGGCTTGTGGTTGGTAATACCTTTAGATCGTTTAAAATAATTACAGAGCTTAATGAATCACTTGCTAATCGAATAGATAGTAAAGGTAAAAACGTGGTACCTATGGAACTTAGCTGGGTAGTTCTTCGTATAACGCTATCGGCTGCTACTTGTTCATACCCACCTTCTGAAAGCACAGAAGAACATATCTGTTTTAAACTAGATGCCGAGGCAGTAGCACCAGTATTTGTTATCTCATAACGAACGGGCAATGTAGCCGTTGTCATATAGACAGTGGAAATTAAATTTGCGTTATGGAAGGTGTGAGCAATATAAAACTTGCCATTAATAACAAACCCACAACGAACACTGCCTACACCTAACCACTCAAAGTCCATAAACAATATCTGAGACTTTGTGAGATCCAGTGTTAAGCCACTCTTACCTGTACCGTCTAACTTATCACCGTTCCAGTTAGCCTGTGTCACTGCCCGTGATTCATCGACAGAACCACTTGTGTAGCTTCTTAAAACGAGTGATACCGTACTATCGTTCTGCTGTAGGAATACACCGTTCTGTGTACTGAAATAGCCTACACGCTGCCTTAAGTTAGTCTTAGGGCTATTCATTACAAATGTGGCTAGTACAAGTAGGCTTTTTCCTGGCTGATAAGGAAAGACTTTATAAGTCTGTCTTACTACTTCAGATCCACTAGCCGTAGTAACATCCATTCTTACTGTGGATTCATTGGGTAAGTGCGTTATGCTACCACTAGTGCTAGTAGAGGTATCAAAGTGTACATCACTTTCATACCTGTTGGTACTATCAAATAGGGTTAAAGGTGTAGTTGTACGTAATCTCCCAAATGCGTCAAGGGCAGTACCGTAAAAGTTTACGTTACCGTCCCCTTCCGCTATTCTTATCTTTTCGGGATACGATGTAATCACTTCTTAGTTTTCTTCTTAGCTATATTAGCCTCACTCAATGCAATAGCAATTGCTTGCTTAGGACTCTTTACGACAGGTCCCTTTTTGCCTGAGTGAAGCGTACCCTCTTTAAACTCCCCCATAACTTTTTTTACTTTCTTTTGTGCCTTAGTGGGTTGCATAGCTTTACTTCTTTGCTTTAGGTACTTTTACTTTAGGTGCTTTAGGTACTGCAATAGCTACCATGATAGAAGGAGCTTTAAGTTTAGGTGCTCCTCCTTTAGCCATTTTAGCCATTAAGCATTTACCTGCTTTCTTGCACTTAGCTGGGGTAGGACAAGAAGCACAGGTCTTCATTTCTTAGCTTTCTGTGCTGGTTTCATGGAAGCACCACAGTTAGCCATGCCACCTTTGTTGTACATCTTAGGTGCAGTACTCATTTTATTCGCAGTACTCATAGGATTCGCACTACTCATACCACCACCCATCATTTTCTTTTTAGCAGGCTTTTTAACCATGCCACCTTTTTTGTACTCAAGGCTTTCTTGTAGTTCTTTCTTTTCCTTCTCAGACAGTCCACGCTCTTTCATAGCACGTGACATGCCTTCAGGTTTCTCTGCACCACCTTCACGAATCCTACGATTCATGAGCATGTCCAGACGCTTCTCCTCACGTGGGGTAAGCTCCATAGACTTCTCTTTCTTTTTAAGTGCTGCAAGCTCTTCTGCCAATAAAGGATCTACGTCCATTGACTCACGAGCCATACGCTTTTCACCAGCTTTAAGTGCTTTTGCTTCTGATGGGGACAGAAGCTTTGCAATACGTCCATAACCTGCCATTTAAGTTCTCCTAGAAAAATTAATAATTACTTCTTGCCATAGAGCTTTGCATAACCACCTACACTAAATGGCTTAGGTTTAACTGCTTTCTTTTTTGCTTTAGGTTTTACCATACCACCTTTAGCCATACCACTAGCTTCTTCTGTGCTGTACTTTCTACCTTCCCACGAAAATGAATCTTTACCTTCATATTTAGCATCTTTAAATGCCTCACGGAAAGATTCAGCACTCTTAGTATCTTTACGGTAAGTTGGGTAATCTTCTTTGTTTACCCTTTCGTCTGTACCCTTGCCTTGTCCCTTAGACTGCCTTTCAATAGCATCATCTACAAGACTCTTTAATTTAGCCTGACTATACTCACTCAACTTAGCAGGTTCATGTCCAGCTAGTGCAATCTTGTCAATCACATCACCAGCTACGGCATCTACAAATTTCTTACCTAGTCCTGTCTTTTCTTCGATGTAATCACCGATAGCAAGACCTGCACCAAGTGAAGCACCTAACAATCCAGCACGAGTACCTAGTCTTGATACAGCCCTACCTGCAGCTTCTTGTTGTGCAGTTAGACCCATACGAGTCTTAGCTGTAGGATTAAGACCCTTGCCTACTCGTTCAATGTCACGTTTAGTAGAAGGTCCTACATCTTCCCTAAAAGAAGGAAATGGTTTAGCTGCATTACTCTGTCCAGGAGAACGATTCTTATAGCCAGGAGTCTCTACATTTCGTTGTACTGGTTTATCTTCACCAAACATTTTTCCTGCCATGATTATTTCCCGAATTTAAGTTTCTGAGATTTAGGTGGTTGCTTTGTGGATCCACCTTCTTTCCACAGTCTTGCATTGGCCCAGTACGCCGCTGATAACTTACCCTTAGCTATGTTCTTAGCATGCCTAGCTTTAAAGTTCTTACGAGCCTCATCACTGTAATTGTGGCCCATAGATGCATCACCGTAATGAATCAGCTTAACCTTATCACCTTCCTTAGCCACTACCATCTCTTTCTTTTCAGGACGGTTAGACTTCTTAGGTTGGTTATAACCCGTAAACCCCATCTTCTTGTAGCGTTCAGGAAAGTCAGACATTACGTTTGTTCCTATGGTCATCCACTTCGTTTATTCCTATAATCATTCACAAGTATTCTACCCTCATGCCAGCCTTCAGCTTTCATTGCAGCTTCTACATCCATAAGGGGGAATCTTGTACCTGTACGCTTTTCTAAGGCTGCACGTACAAAGAATACATCACTATGGGGAATGTGTAGTTGATCTAATTTATCTCGATAGACAGCTTTAATGAAGTCTTCAAAGATATAATTTTCTCTTAGGTATATTTTCTTTTTCTTCACAAGTCAATAAAGAAGCTACGCTTCGCTCCGCTTTAATCCTCGCTCCTTCACTACGTTCAGTCGCTGCGGGGCTAGGATAACTGTACAAATATAACCCTAAGCTAAAAAGCTACGCTTAGGATTAGCACAAGTATTTCTGTTCCAGGGGTTCTTATGTGTATATTTAAGTGTACACTTAAGTGTCTTTATCTTAACTTCTTTACTACAAGTATCTTTATATTTATAAGTATAGTTACTTGATTGTGTAGTTTAAGTGTTTATGTACTTGTATATTTTAAGTACATATATAAGTACTTATATGATTGTATAGTTTAAGTATATATGTAAGTGTTTATTGTACTATATATTTAACTACATGTATATAAGTATATATTTAAGTACTTATATAAGTATATATTTAACTATATCACTTAAGTGTAACACTTATATGTATCACTTTCAGTGAGGGTTGTTACCCTATGGTATATGAGTTTTACTTAGGATGTCAAGTGTTAAATGACTCAGACCCAAACTTTCGTGCATTTTACCACACTTCCACTACGCAATCAAGAGTGATTCTCATTTATATGTACGGTAACATACATAGTAATAAGAATCATTCTCATTAAATATTCATGCAATTCATTAAACATTCATGCAATCTGCCTAAAATTTAAGCACATTATGTGTTGCATGGTATCTGCCTATTTTTTGTGCATAGTAAGTTAGTACTTACTCACTTAACTATTGATAATGGATTATCATTAGTGATATGCGGTATGTGTGTATAGTACTAAAGTATGGTAAGTGATTTACCCTTATCTGTGTAACAAGCCATATACAGTAGCGCCCCACCCCACCCTGGCCCACGCCCACCCCCGCTCGTGATCACCCGCATACACACGCCCAGGATCACGTGCAATGCTACATTATGACATAAGGCATTGTATATGCATCATATAAATGCTTTAGAATCAATGGGTTAGAGAATGTGTTTAACTGTTAGGTAATCAGTTAAAGTGCATTTTTAATGCCACAAAGCCAGTGGATTTCACAATGTGAAACGAGGTGTCGAGTCGGTG